CCCCGCAATTGGTTTCTCGGTGCCAGTAACCGTGACGTTGTTGGTACTGAACGTCGATGCCCCTGACCTGCGGATACCGTAGCCAGAGGTGTACATGTCAAAAGTATCGATACCCTTGACATCTTCCAGAGCTGCCTGCTGCACACGATAGAACAACACAAAGCCTTCGTCGCCACCAACAGGCTGATCGTTGAGAAATGCCCTAATGGCTTGTTTCACTTCATCCTGCACAGATGCCAGGCTGAAGCCTTCCTCGACTGTCAGAGTAAAGCGAGCATCAACACCTGCCGCCACGGCTGCTTCTACGGTAACGTGCGCCCCGATAGGTCTACGAGTTTGTATGTAATCATACACTTTGGAAACCGTAGCCGCATTGGGAATACTATTGTCAGAGTTGACAATGACTACCTTGACGGTACCGTAACCGTTCCATTCGGGCAGCACACTGACTGCTCCCAGGCTAGTGCCATCTGTTTCGCGTGCCCAGATCTGATAGTCTGTGTCGTTGCCGCCTGCTGAACGTTGCCGTACTGTCAGTAAGAAGCGGCTAAGGAACAGCCTATCAGACTCCCTGTTTACACCACCGTCAGCAGCTACGGGGTTACTAACAGCAGTCACGAAAGCAACAGGTGTCGCAAGTCTATTGATGGCCCCTGCTAGAACATTGCCTGATCTACCTGCGGCAGCAGCCTGAACAGCTACACCAGTGAAGAGTCTGTAAGTGGATGTAGTATCGGGAGCAGCACCAACATCCCAGTCAATAACAGACAGCGTATTGGCCGTATTGTTGATGACCTTTCGCCACTGTCCGGTACCTTTACCGAGAGTGAGCAGAACGTAGTAGTTCTTCCACTCATCTACGGCCCAGGTTTTGCCAGTATCAGTCAGGCTAGATTGAGTGCTGCTGGTTACCAGACCAGCTATAGGATCTCTCTGTACAACAGATGCTGTCTCAATACTGTTGTAGACGATAGGTCTATCGGTAGTGTTGGGTACCGCCGTAGTACTGAAGGTGATGGTGCTGGGAATGACAGTGCCGACAGCAGCTGTGATCTGCATTACTGTCTTGGAAAAGCTAGCTGGATTCCGCAGTATACCATGCTCTTCAGCACGAAGGTCTAGCAGTGCGCCGCCCATAAACTGCGCGAAACCTTGCGGAAACAGATCATCCAGACGCTTATAGATCCGCTCAAACTCGGGGGCCTGTGCAGCGGTCATATCCCAAGGAACTTGACCTTTACGCTTGTCGTATGGTAGCCCGTTGGGAGCAAACCCAATCCGGTCCATGATACGAGCCTGGATGATATCTGTAGTGTTGTTAGTCTGGAAGGGGCGGGTTGGGAGGTCGACGCTAATGCGGAATGCGTTGTCTATCTGCGCAATGTCCTCGCCACCATTATCTACCAGAACCGAGTAAAACCCGATTGGGATACTATTGGCTGGAACTTGCGCTCTCATGATCTCACTGGTGATAAGTGAGAAACCTGCCAGCGGGTATTCAACTGGAGGGTCCTCAGGACTCAACAACCTTGCGGTCGTGGTAGTAAGGAACCCAGTCCCAGTGATCTCCAGCGTTGTATCGGAGCCAACCTGGGTTAACGAAGGAGTCACTGAGTTGATTGTTGTCACCGAACAGTCCTTGCGAAGCTGAATTCTTTCTCGTGTCCCGAGATACTAATTACCCGGAACGACAAGTATAGCGTATCACCTGCCACTCGTGCAAAGAATTGATCAATCTGGCGGATGAGATCAATGTTGCCAAGAGCCTCCCGTACATATCGCTCCGAGATTGATTGAATTGCCAGGTCGCTCAGGTGTCGCCCAATAATGACCCAGAAGTCCGAACCAAACTCTTTATCATAGGCAGCATACATCAGACGCTCAGTAACTAGCGACTTGACGATCAACTGCTCCAAATCCATGGCAGGGTTAGCGAGAATAAACTCGTTAGAACCCGTGAACATAAACATCTGCCCATTGGGGTCATCCCACTTCAACTGTGGTGATACACCCCATACAGGTGCCGTGTTAGGATCTACAGCATCGACGACAAATGCTGGATCCTCAAATCTTGGAACAGTTGTTAGAGGCACTAGAGTGCTGGCTCCTCCGTAGCCAGAACTACTTCGTCAACAAGCTTGACAATGTTACGATCAATAACTGCCCATTGCATCGCAACCGTCTTACTCTTTAGGTATTCCCAGTCCGAGTCCTCAAGCTCTAGCACACCATTGCTGGCGTCGATAATATCGAGCAACCTGATACTCTTGCGCATTTCATCAATGTCCACCCCACGCTGAGGATCGAGTGGGCGCTGAACTACTTGTCGCAAGATTTCAGCCCACTCGAGCTCATTACCATCTAGTTTGATTTTGCGAAGCTTGATACGCTTCACCCTACATCCCCACAATCTGGCTGATAAATGTCAGGTCCACAGCATCCAGGGCGGTGTCCAGGTCCGTGATCGCACTCTTGAGCACAGCTTCCTGCTCCGGGCTGAAGTAGTACGGGGCAGCCTTCAGGTCAGTCACAGAAAAGAACTCATGGTCCTGGTTGATATGGGCTTTGGTAGCCAGGAAATCCCGCAAGTGTGTACCGACCAACCCATTGATCTCGACAGCACTCCGTGGCTGCGTGCCTATTGTGTCTGGTGGTGTGGGTTCTACGGGTAGAGTCATCGTTTCTCCTTGAGTAACTGGATCTCAGCACGCAGGTCTCGTACTGCTTCCCACAGAATAGGAATCATGCCAACATAGTTCATGCCTTTGATTCCCCCAGGAGCATCGACCACCAACTCAGGAAAGTCCGCAGCCCACTCATCCACGTCGAACCCGTAGCTGTACGGTTTGTCAGCTTTAGGCTCATGCCAGATGTAGTTACCAGGATGTTTGTCATCCCAATCGATATCCATCTGCTGGTACTTGATGGTCCTTCGTTCGCGGTTCCATAGTTGCCTGGTCTGTAGCGGTTGGATGTTCCGCTTGTGATCGGTCTGACTCCAAGTGACGAACGATCCGGTGGTCGAGTAGTAGACGCCGCCGTAGTAGTTGGCGTGGACCGACAGCAGCACGCCGTTGGTCCCGACGTTGGTGCCGCCCAGGCTCAGCGAAGGATTGTTGTATCCATCACCCAGAGTCAGGCGGTAGGCGACCGCCCCGGCACTCCAGCCACCAACCCTGAAGATGTTGTCGGTATCCAGACCGAAGTACGTAGCGTAGGAACCCGGACGGTGGAAACAGATCATCGATGCGCCGCCACCGCTGTTAGGTTGGATTTGGATAGCCCCTAGACTCGATCCAGGGTCGGCAACACCCGCGCTGCTCGGGGTAAAGAATGTTGTATATGCACTAAAGTTTCCACCACCCGCAATCGACAGGTTGCCTCCAGTGGATGTTATGTTGCCACTGACCGAAAGGTTGCCAGCAGTGGACGTCATGTTACCACTAACAGACAAGTTGCCGCTCACGTCAACACTCATGACGGTAGCAAAAGCAGGAGGCACCGCTGCTGCTGCACTCGGCGCTGTGTAGAACGACAGTGCCCCAGGCAACATCTGGAGCGTGCTCGCAGCCCCTGTTGTGATACGCGTCCAGGAAGACCCGTTCCACAGTGCATTGGAGGTGACCTGAGCAGTAGCCGTTGCCGCAAGCTGTGCTCCACCACTGGCCGATGTGCTGGCGACAGCGATACCAGGAACGCTGCCTGCGACACTGTAGATCTGGCCGTTCACAGGGCTGCCAATATCTGTCCGCCCATTCAGCGTGGTCACCCCGGTGACAGTCATGTCGTTGCTGACCGTCATCAGGGTCGAGGTCACCAGCAGCTTTGACGTTCCGGCGCTGCTGATGCCGACCTGATTGGCGGCCGGACTGTAGATGCCTGTGTTGCTGGAGCCGGTGAAGTACACCTCTGGGTTGGTCGCCGGCTGACTGCTCGCAAGCTGGATCCGGGGACTGACGGTTTCCGATCCGACGATCACGTAGCGGGGGCGACTCGCCCCGCTGGCACCAATGTCGTAGGTATTGTCGGGACTGAAGGTAAGGTGCTGCCCCAACGGTAGTGTGATTCCACCACCACCGCTAGCAGGTGTTACCCAAACAAGATTATAGTTTGTCGCATCAACCTTGCTGAGTACCTGACCAGCAGTACCTCCAGTGGGTACTGCCCCTGGACCTATGAAGCTCGTGGCAGCATAGACAGTACGGGGTCTAGTAGCCCCTGCTGCGCCAATGTCGTAAGTGTTATCTGTCGCGGCGAGCAGGTGTCCGCTGGCGGTAATATTGAACCTGGGTATCCCGGCCGTCCCGAACTGCATGACATCAGTCGCGCTAGGGGTGATATAGACGCCGCCTGAGGACGAGCCCAGGGTCAGAGTGTACGGACTCAGGCCTGCCGCGACAAAGCCCCCGACATACACCGCATTTGGTCGACTTGCGCCAGACGCGCCGATGCTGTAGCTGTTGTCGTTAGCGAATAGTAGTGGCGAGATGACCTTGGGCATCAGCCGATAATCGTCGCCCGGATAGTATTAGCTGTCTGGCTAAGCCCGAAGGTGATTGTCACGTCGCCATTGGCTGCGACCACCATATCAGGCAGAACCATCTCACCTGTGGCTTCAATCTGCGCCTGGACGACCAGACCGCGTGTGGCGCGAAGCAAGTGTGTCGCCTGGGGAATGGAGATCGTTGTTCCCGCACCGTGGGTGGCACTGGA